CCTATCCCTATCATCCTCAGCAATCAGCCGCTCAACCTCAGCAACAGTAGCCGCAGACTCGACAGCACGAACCTCCGCCAGATAGGCCGCAGCCATCGGCGCTTCTAGCTCGCGAATCTTGGCGGCGTGCTGTTCGGGGGTCATACGGTATAGATTGCCATTGAGCCAGTGCAACGACGGACCAGCAGGCCAGCCAGCAGGCTATCGATGATCGGTACAGTGGGCAGCAGGTCATACGGGTTAGTAGAACTACTAATTGCGTATTCGACCTCTAGAACGTCAACCTTCTCGCGCTTGACGGCAGTCGAGGTGTTCACGATGGGGCGCAGGCTGTTCGGGTTAGCGCCCTCGATAGCAGCAGCCTCATAGGTCGCGTATTCGACAGACAGCGGCACAGTGGCACTATCGATCCCGTCAATGCCAGTTCGTGGCCACTGCATGTACTGCGCAGGACCACCGGCCTTCTGGCCCAGGAACGTCCACCAGCACTTGTAATCTTCGCCAATCCACTTCTTAGCGTAGCTGTCCACATACAGCGTGCCGCGCACTAGGGCCGCAGTCTTCGCCTCAGTGGATAGCGTGGCCCAAGCAGTATTGCCCATGGCCTCGTTATAGTCGTCAGCGCCTTGAATGGTGCCGTAGTAGGTCAGTGCCATGGGAATCTCTAATAGGGGAGCCATCCTTGGCCCGAGGATTCTTACTTAGCCAGAGCTTCGTCCAGCTTCTCTTGCAGCTTCTCAACCGAAGAGCGCTTGTCGGCCTTAACGCCAAGCTCGGCAAGCTGGGCAATCAAATCTTCCTTCTGAGCATCTTCATCCTGCTCCTGCTCAGTGATCTGCACATTCTCTACCACTTCAGGCTCATCCTTCTTGCTGGACTTGCTAGTAGACAGAACGCCAGATTCCAGCCACTTAGCCACAACCTTATGCTTACTCAGATTATCCCAGCCCGGGACTTCCTCGGTCTTGCCAGCACCGATAACAAAGCCGCTAGGCAGGCCGAGGCTACGATTGTAGTTGTTGGTTACGTTGGTCATTAAGCATTACCTCTTGATTCGTAATAAGAATAAACGCCTTGCATTTCTTTTTCAGCCGCCATTCTGGCTGACTTCGCATCTTCAATGCTGTCGAAGTTCCCAAGCCAGATACATTTATTTTTATTACTTATCTGCGCGCGCCATTTCTTTTTTACTTTGTCCCATATGACTCCTCTTACACCACTCTTTCCAATCTTTGAATTTATGTTTGCCTTGTTCTGCCTAGGTGTAGCAAGTCGCAAATTGCAAATTCGGTTATCTGAGTGATCCCCATTAACATGATCTATTTCCATGCCAACTGGAATGTCCTTCCTAGTATGCAAGCACCAAGCTACGCGGTGTCCTAAATAGTTTTTGCCAAAAAGCCTAAACACTACATACGGCCTGCTCTTGCTTTTAGCACATCCTACCGGACTTCCTACAAGAATTCTTGAGCATGGCTTTTTCGACCATGTAAGAGAACCTGAATCTTTATCGTAATTTATGTAAGAAGAAAGAAGTTCAAAATCCAGCGAGTGAGGTTTCATAGAATGGGCCCTAGCCGTGGCATCGGGCCCATTCTACTTTAAAACTTAAATTCCGTCTTGCAGGACCACTTGGCGCGGCAATCTCACGTCCAAGCCGCCTAGACGCATTACACCGGGCACATCCCAGCGCAGCGGGCCAGACTGCCACACGGGGAGGAACCTATGGGGCATGGGCATGTGCAAGACTAGTACATTACGGTCGTTGCGGTAATAGATCGCACGGGCAACGCCACCGGCACCGGCAGTTTCCAGACCGCGAATAGCACGCACGGTGATCTGGCGCCCGGTCTGCAAGGTGTAAATGTTGCTACGCAGCCAGTATTCCAGAATCGTCATATCGCTGGTCGAGCTACGCGGGGTGGTAGCGATATAGGCGTAGTGCGAGAACGGAAGCAGCGCCGTGTCGGCCATCGAGGTGTTGGCCGTGCCATTCCAGACGTTCATCAGGCCCTGATTCAGGTCGGCCAGAATCTCATCCGGAGTGGTGGTTCCATTCAGCCAATCGCCATTGGTCGCCGAAACCGGGGTAACGCCAGCAGCATTGAACAGGCCAGTGAACCCCTTCGACGCATCGCCTTGGAACACCACACGATCAACCATCTCTTCAGCAGCACGGCGAGCCGCCATGGCATCGTCGCCCTGAAGGTTGATGCCCAGCATACGGGCGCGGCCAATCTCTTCCCAGCCCCAGCCGTAGCCGATACCAGCGGTGTAAACCGGAGTCTGGAACTTGGCGCGAGTGGTGCCAGCCTTCGGAATGTCGTCGGCGTTGCCGTTGATCCAGTCGGCACGGCCATACTGGTCAGCACTGTAATACTCAACCGAGGTAGCAAATTCGCTACCGGTGGTATCAACCGGGACGATGCCGCGATACTGAATGTCCGCGTAGACCGTCTGATAAACAGTCGGCTCGATGATGCTGGTCTGCGAGGTAACGAAACCCAGCACAGACTGCGCATCAGCAAAGAGCGGGCTATAGATGTTAGTTGCGCTCATATATTGGCTCCTTAGCCGAGACGGACCACGGCCAACTGATTAGCGCCAGTGGTGGAAGTGTCAAAACGTGCATCCGGGACTGCTACATTGTCAGTAGCCACATTGGTAAACAGGCCGGTGGCAGCAACCAGGTAGACAGGATCGCCAGCAGCAACCTGCACGCTTGCCTGCACCCAAATATCGCCGATGGTCATAACGCGAGCCGACGAACGCTGAGCGAAGGAGTCCGGCGCAGCAGTGGTGCCGACAGCCGAACGATCCAGCATGGTGATGCCGACGAACTTGTTAGCCGCGCCACCAAAGGCAACGATGCCCTTATCGGTAGCGCCCTGAGCCACGGCAACACCGAACGCCAGGCCATTGGCCGGCTCGACATTGCGGGAGATGATGGTGGCCGGAAGCATGGTGGCCTGTGCGCCCGCAACGCCCGGAGAGAGGGTTGCGGCGTAATTAGTCTGGACAGCTGGCATATTAAGCCTCCTTCTTCGGGTTCAGGGCAGCCACGGAAGCGGCATAGCCGTTATCCTTGACCTGAGTGGTAACAACGCCATCCTTAACAGCCTGTCGGACCGGATCAGCATTAGCCGAGTCCTCAACAGCAATGTCAAAGCGGGCCTTCACATATTCGTCGGACTTGTCAGCCACAGCCGCATCGCCGAAACGCTTGGCAACGGCCATCTTGCGGATTTCAGCCTCCGACTTGCCGGTGTAGTCCTGATCGGCAACCTTCTTGGCGGTCGCAATCAGGTCAGCGCGAGCGGTGACAGCAGCGTCCAGGGCGGCGGCGTCCATCACCTTGCCCTTGAGTGCGTCAATCTCGGCGTCCTTCTTGGCAATCTCCGCATCCTTGGCGGCGACAACCTTGGCGTGGTCAGAAACCAGCGTTGCGCTAGCCTTTTCGGCATCGGCAACCTTCGTCTTGAGCAGATTAATCGCGGTTTCGCCAGCCTCGGTAGTCTCGACCGGGAGGCCATCAACGATAACCTTTCGCAAATCGGCCATGTGGCCTCCTTCGTCTTTAGTCATATGGGCAGGATGGATAATATCGGGTGCGCCCTGATCCCCGATACAAGGAGTTTATCACCGCCACGGGCCTTATCGACCAATGCCAGGTGATTCATAGAAAGATTAGTCTGGATAGCGTCGTATTCCTCGCCGGAATCAGTCACACCTTTCTGAAAAACAATGTCAGCCGAGTAACCCATAGATAGCTCGACCTTGCCATTTTCCCAATCGCTAATGGCCTTTTGATCCATCAGCACTAGCGGGACGCGGACATATTCACCGTCCCGCATCACATCGCCGCCAGTCTGACCTACTGCATAATCCTTCCAGTTCTCGGCATTGACTGCCACGGAAGGATGGTCATTGGTCATCGGTCGATGCGCATAGGTTTTCATCGCATCCTTGGAAAACACCTGATCTGCCGGGCGATATACCCGAACAATCGGCATATCCGGCTTGCCAACCTCGCGGCCTAGATACTTCTGGATGCCAGTGCGAGCCACCGCAGCGTCGGCGACAAGGTAGCCGTCAGCCGTCTTACGAACCGCGCTAGTAGAAACCTTGTCAGAGAAATTAAGCATATTCACCTCGACGCTTTCGGCGCATTTTACTCATTGTTAGCAGAATTACTAGTGGGTTCGGCAGTCGGATTATCCTCGCTGCGCATGGCCTCTTCCATAGCCGATTCAAGGCCAGGCATGACGCCGTTCTCAGTGAGCATATTTACCGCCGACTTACTAAGGGCATCACTGTTGATTAGCTGAGTATCTGCAAGAATCTTAATAGTCTCCGCAACTACCTTACCAATATCAGCCTCTTCCTTCTTGGTCGGCTTCCAAATATTGTTCCAAATGTAGTAAACATCGGCAGGGCGACGGCCCAAGGCATTCCACAGCAATAGCTCATCGAACTTAGCCATAGCAGGAGTAAATTCCTGATTCTGGATAGAGTTGACCCGTTCACTCCAAACGCGGCTCTCGGCCTCGCCCTTATTATTTAGACCGCCCTCGGCGTTACCGAACAGGATGGATCGCGGGATGCCAGATGCGCCAGAACATTCCTGCTGGAACTCACGCATAAGCTCAGGAACGCCTGCGAAGGTGGCGTTGTAATTCTGATAATCCTGAGCGGCATCAATCATCATCATCTTAATAATTCCCTTGCCCGCAGCCTGCAAGGAAACCATTTCCAAAACCGATTGACGATACTCCGGATCGTTAAGCTGACTCAACAGGTCGGGGACCTTCATCACCGACACCTGAGACTCAAACACCAACTCGCCAGCATTCGCCGCAGTAGACTCATTGCGCAGCAGTGGGGCCATGCAGGACACCAGCACGGAATCTCCCCAGCCATTATTGATTGAGCCAGCGGCATCGGTATCTGGAATCGGCTTACCCATGAACCGAATCAGGCGCGACGGGTGAATCTCGATCTGCACATCAGCCGTACTCAGTCTGTAGGACTTAGGCTGCCCGAAGTATTCAGAGGCAATGTCGTTTTCTCGCTCACCGCCAGATAGCTGTGACTTGGTGAATACCGTTAGATACTTCACCTTCTCAGTCTGCACGTTGAGCGGCTTGCTAACATCCGCCGCATTGGTGCCAATATAGACAGCAGCACCGCCTAGCAGGTCGCCTAGCTGCTTTGCCTGCCGAATCTTCCCTTGCAGACCCAAGTCGCGCTCTAGCCTCTCAATGCGCTCAATCTGACGGCCCTTGGCCTGCCAGTTGCGCCACGCGCGGGTGCAGTCGAATGCCGGAACGTCGATAATCCGGCCAGCAACCCAATTCTGCCGGTAGGTCGCCATTAGCTCGTGGTCGGAATACACACGATCCACGAAAGTAGAATTGGCCGACTTAGCGCGAGTAGTCCCTAGGCCAGAAACTAGGTTAACTAGATTGTCTGCTACCAACATTTTACTATCGGCCATGGCCTGCCCGCGATTATCAATTGGCGCGAGTATACCATCGGATTAGAAAATGCAAGA